ATGGCGGCGGTCGCCCACGCGTAATGTCCCGAGATGTTTCGTTTCTTTCTATTGGTTAAACCTTCCCACGGCTCCTCTGTAAACTGGCCGAGGGTTGGTCGACGCCAAGGCGTATCCATAGGCGCTGTTTCTTCTGAAACGTTCTTAGGGGAGACACCTTTCCCAATAGCTTCGAGCGTTTCTGTCGCCCACTGTCGAAGTAATTCGGTATCGATGTCGTCTAGTCCGGCAGCCATAAGCGCTTGGGCGTTCGCCGGAACAGGTACGACTGAGAATTCCAATAACTCTTGGCCGGTAAAATCTACGCCACCGCGCTCGTCGTTGTATTCAAACGACGTCGGTCGAAAGCCAACGCTGGCACCTTTCAAGAAACCTTGCTTGAGCATATTAAAGACTTGCTCCGCCATCGGATTGAGTTCGGCGCTTGCAAACTCAGCAATCGCAATAAGCTTATCGCCGTGTTGTACCAACTCTGTTGTTCTAGCAACTGGTAACGAACCATAATCGTGAGCGAACAACACGACCGGATTCTTAAGGTAGTTCGATACGTCCCATCCACTTGGATCAATAACGTCGTTCTCTCGGTCTGCGGAACCCGTAGTGATAATGAATTTAATTGACCGGTCTTCTAGAGCCTCGACTTCGGTCACGAATTGTTTGCGAAGTAAAACAGTTGATGAGGCTTCGCCCGTTTCGGCAGTCTGTTTCCAATCGCATAAATTAACTAAGTCTTGTGGTCTACTCATAACGGTCCTTTGGTTGCGAGAGGCGGGACGAAGCGACTGGCGTGGTGGAGAGCAACACGCCAGTCAAACCTCGTCCCTGTTTCCCACTACACATCGACCCACCACCAATATGGTGAGCAAAGTAAAAAGTGTCAAGTCCGAATTATTCAGCCACCTTCCGTCCTATTAATGAACCAACGTATTGCTTAACCGTACGCGCTTCCGGCCAATAGTCGAAACCGTACCGATGCCAGTGTGTTGCAACATGGTCGTCTTCTGGAATTGTTATTTTAATTCCTCGGCCTTCCGCATAACCAAGCCACCAGTCGACACAAGATCGTTCGACTGTCGCTTCGCGTTGCGTCCCGTACGCTAGTTCTAGTCCGTGTACAGCGATTTCTTTAAAACCTTCATCAATCGCAAAGGCGATTTGATACGCGAAGGTGCAAGCGAAATAGTCGCGATAATTGGCGGCGAGTTCGTCCACCGGAAAAACAACTGCGTTTGGGTTATCGGGAAATGGCTCTGTCGTATAGATAGGTACTGGGCAGTCTCTAAGCCAGATCATATCGAACGGGTCTTGAATGTCTGTTGTCGGAGGATGTAATTCAAACCACCTGTCAGCACGAAGGCGGTCTTCTTCGTCACGCATGGCGTTCCAGAAATTATTAATACCCCACAACTCCCACGTCGGGTCGTTCCACGGGAGGTCTTTCATTGATCTTCCCGCGCCAGTAATCGCCACGCGATGCCGACGAGGGGTCGCGATAACTTCGTTGTCGACAATTCTGGTCTCCACGTTATGGGGACTCAGAACGTAAGGCCGAACTGGTTTACTCACTACGTTTTTTTGCGATGAGATTCTGGAGATGAACGACGGAGTCAATTACGGATCTCGTGGCGGCCTCAACGTCTTCGTCGTTTAAAATATCCCTATCGGCTCCAGCCTCTACAAGATTGAGCGTCGACTTGACCATATACACGGCCGCATCCTGTTTCCGCTGGCCTTTTGCTGTGACGAACTTTTCAACCCAACTGATTGCCTCAACTATGTACGGCAGAAGCTTCATGCCAAGTGTTAGCCACCCCATGACCCCTCCTTAACCGGTTAATCAAACAAGCCACCCTGCTCTCTCTTAACGGGTTCGGCTTTCTGTTCCGGTTGTCGATGTGAACTTAGCGTATCAGTTCTCGGTTTAAACAGTTTGTACTTCTCTAAGTACTGAATGAGGTCTTCCATCGTGTCGACCTCAATGTTGATAGTTCTGAACTTTACTTTGCGCGAACTAGGGACGTTCGACATCGACAGTTGGGATGCGCGGGAGCATCCTTATACGTATTAATTCCAACCGGCCACGTTTTCTCATACGCTATCGGAGGAGAGTTACCAAGCGTTTTACAGATAGCACATTGACGCTTATCGAACGTTGCAAGCCATTTCTTTTTCATCATATTTAATTTGATGAGTCCGTCTTTAGCCGCCTTCTCCCATAAGCCTCGTTGTCCTGCTGCGCTTGAAAACGCAAGTTCTGTTCGTGCAATCGTCATGGCTCGGAGCGACACTTTAGATTTTTGGTATCGCTTAACACGCTTCATCCGTTCCGCGTAACTCAAATCCGGTCGAGAGCTTTTAAGTCGCACGTTGTAATTGTGGACGGCTTGCTGCTGTTTGTTTGTTAAGCCGATCTTGATTTTCAATAGTTCGGCAGCCTCAACTTCGGACGCGAGTCCTTCGGCCATCGCTACCGAGACAGAATTCCTAATCGCTTGCTTCGTCGCAAGTCCAATCTCTTGAACAAACTCAGCGCCGTGAATTTTTGCCCAGTTCACAGCAATAGGGTTCACAACATTGAACTCATACGACGGACCGTCCTCTTTAATTAAATTAGCTGTGGAGCGAACTAATTCAATATCGATATCTTCAGCGCCATAACGAGCGCCAAGCATCCAGCTTGATCGCCATGTCTCAAACATAAGGTCATTAAATTCGTTCAGCCATTCTTCTAACCGAATCAGGCGTTCAAGGTCTGGGCCGTTTGTGAGTCCACTAAGGTCTTCCAGTGTCACGCGATTACTTAATTCGTTAATGTGTTTACGAATACGCTTCATTACAACAGGTTCTTCTTCGTCAAGGCGCTTCCAGATGTCGAGCAACTCGCTTCGGTTGGTTGCGAGTTCACGAAGAACGATATCTACGGCTTCGGTGTCGCATGCGTCTTTAAAAACTTGAAGGTGGTCTTGAAGACTTAACTCCTCAACGTTGTCTGGAAGAACATCGCCGCCCGTTGCTGGAACAGGTGCGGGAGGCGTTCGCGGCGACTCGACCGGAACGAGGGTTGTTGGAACTAAATGAACTTGGCCGTGGTTATCGCCAAGAGGTTCCTGCCCTTGTAAGACGCGCCATTCATCAACCTTCATGGCCCACGGTGCCGCCTTTGCAGCGTCAAGCATATAAGCGCGGTCCTCTTGAACGGGCGAAACGTAATCTAAAATCAGTCGGTCGTCGTATTCGGGAACGAGGCGTTCTTGTAACTGGGATCGTAAAAATTCCAAGCGCGGTAAAATTGCCCATCTAGAAAATAAATAGTCAGCGCTGTCGATCGTGGCGCGATTACTATTTGAAAGAATGCCGAGGAGTTCGGGAGGAATGCCGAAGACCTGCACGATCATGTCTCGCTCAAACTGTCTTAGTTCAACAAGTTGGAGGTCGCGAAGAGACTGATTGACCTCGTGAACTTCAATTTCTCGACCGACAAAGAACGGTTTGAACGCTCGCCAGAAACCTTGGTGTCCATCAAGCCATCGTTCTTCTAAGCGTCGTACTTGGTCTTGCTGAAGACCGATATCGTGTGCGCCTTGTTGCTTGGGCCAAATAATCATGTCGGGTCGCGCCCGATTAAAAAAGAGTTGGCGCGTATGCTTCGCCGCATACTCATCCGTCTCAAGTTCGTCGGATAGAGACCGTGCAAGACCCGTTCCTCGTCCGTACGGATTCGCAGGGTCGAGGTCAGCCATCCATAATACTTCGGTGTCCGGAATCTCGCCCTGCCATCCTTTAAAGCTCACGCGGAACGTTCGCTTATCAGGTGTCGGGGTTTCTTGAACCCAATCAGGCGGCACAGGCCAAAACTCAACCGGCGCACCAAAACTGTTTCGTTCCTTAATCCAAAACGCCTCGCCAAGAAGGTCGAGATGGATTTGCGTAACCTTAAATAAGCTCTGCCCCACCATGTATGAGTTCGCTTGGTTTAACGCGTCGAGCAAGATATGGCTTTCGATTTCAACAACGTCGTCGGCCGCCTTAGTAATTAACGCTTGTCGTTCAACTGTTCCGGCTGTCCGTTGAATAACTCTGGCATCGCGTTTTCTTTTTGACGTTGGCGCGTAGAGTTTCCATTGTGTTGCGGATGTTGCGACTGACGTTGCGATACGTTGGCTAACCGAACGAAGCCACGGCATCGTGCTGTAGGCGTCGAGAATGTTTGTTGCGCCTCGATATGGCGGGTCGCCTCCGCCCGACAGGACACCGCTTAGCAGGCCGTGCGCCTGTCTGGCAGCGTCGTCGCTAAAGATACCAACAAACGCTTTTGCTGCTGCGTTAAACCGTGCGCCAAGTGGAGTTTGCATGTCGTTATAACTATGGTCGCTGTCTATCGTTTCGTCAAACTAAGAACGCGACGTGCGATGCGTTGTCGAAGGCGTTGCATACGGATAACGCCTTGGCGCGCAATACTGTCGTCGCCGCATTGTATCAGTAACCATTTCGCGCTACTTGGTTTCATTAACGTGTCTTGGGCGATTAGGTGGTATGGCTGTTTATTTAACTCCGCAAGCGCAATAAGAAATAACGCTTCGGCGTTAACGTTAACCGTTTCACGAAAAGCGCACCGGCAAGCGTGTCGAATATCCGCTTCGTTCCATTCGCCGGCCGGCAGGCCGCGCATGACACGGCCGGTCAATACGTTTCTTCATGTTTGTCATCGCTGTCCGGCGGTAAAGATTTTATCTTGATGGAGTAGTTACTTGATATCGTTATGACAACTCCGCTCAAGAACGCCAACGTGAGCGCTTCTATTTGAAATCGCGAGACAAGATAAGTTGACGCGCCAGCCATTAAAACTGAACACACATTGAAAATAAGCGCAATATTTATCCCCACAGTCGAGTGCCTCCGGATGGCGGGAACCACGTGCCTTGGCTCGTGGCGACCCGTTCGACGTAGCGGGATGGACGCTCGTTACCCTCGCCGCCCCATACTTCAATATCGTCTGAGCCGTAAATAACGAGCGAGGTCATCGCCCAAACCATCGCATCAAGCCTATCGGGAGACTTCTCGCCCGGAACCCAACTAGTCATTTGGTCTTCAAGGTCAGTAAACATTCCGCAGTGTCGGACGCGACCTTGGCTGTAGAGTGCGGCGATAGGTTCTGCTCGCGTTAGCTTTCCGCGACTCGCCCTGACTGGCACGTACGGTACGACAGAACTTTTTCGTTCGCCTTCGCGACAGAGCGCTTTCGCGCACTCGCGAACGGTAAAGCCCACCATGTCTCCGCCATTGTTGACCTCGCCAACTATTTGGTCAGCTTTGAACTCGTCGTATAACCGAATCGCCGCTCGACCCCAATCGTCCGGTGTCCCGTGAATACTCGCGTCCGCTAAGACGTACGCCATTCCGTCAGCAGCGCGACCGACAGCGATGATTCCGGCTTCGGCTGTTTCGACGGACGCTGTCGCGGGAGGGTCAATAGCGACCACAACGCGAGAGAGAGCCGAGGGGAGCGTTCGGACGCGATTCTTTTCTATCACCTCTCGCGTCCATAAACTTCCCGGCCTGTCGCTAATTAGTAATCCTTCAAGTTCTTGCTGCCCAAGATACGTTCCTTCGTATCGTTTGATGAGGCGTTCAAAAAACTTCTCACTCAAGTTTGAGCGGTTATCGTAAATGCTGCCCTGTGTTACGTGAGTCGCGCGGTCTTCAACAAGCGATTTGATAATCGGTGTTGGACGAGGCGTTGTTGTTACGACTATTCGTGGTTCGGGTGGAAGTCGAACGGCCATCGCTAACGTATCCCACACCTCTTGCGCTTGATCGTATTTCGCCAACTCATCTATCCACGCACAATGAAAGTTCGGCCCACGAAGGTCGGCTGGTTTTTCAGACGAGTATAAATGCGCCTCTGACCCGTTCGGCCATTTCAGTAGACGTTGGCTTGGCGTATAAGACGGTAAGAAGTCGGGTGGACTACTTGCGAGTATTCCGCTCTCGCCGTTGACCATCACGTCCCTCGCGTCAGCAGGAATTCTTCCGACCATCGCAATATGCGTGTCCGGTCGTTTCGCTTGTTCGATTGACCATTGTGCGCCTGCACGAGTTTTCCCAAAGCCACGCCCAGTCATTAATAACCAAACTCCCCAATCGCCCTCCGGCGCTTTTTGGTTCGGTCGCGCCCAGAAATCCCATTCGTATTTTAAAAGCGCCGCCTCAGCAGAATTCAATTTTTGCAGTCGCTGTGTACCATACGTATGGGCCGCAGCGCGAACCGCAAGGGACTCAGTTAGTAATAAGTCTTTCTCCGGGTGCGACGACGTTTGAGATTTGTTTGAGCTTGGCATTAAGTGTCTTCCTCGCGTTAGCTACCTCTTCAATCGATAGCGAGCCTTGGACGTTGACGTTAACGTTCTCCCCAAACACATTCGGCCGGAGGTTCTTCAGAAGAAAGATTGACGCTATCGTATCCTTCTCCCTCGCTCGTATATGTAACGACGCTTCGAGAACATCGATACCGTCTTCCTTCGCTTCTTCCCACGCTGTCGCAAACTTCGGGTCTCGCGTTCGTGTTCGATACGCTTCGGCTCGGCTGATGCCGGCCTTGTCACACGCAACCCTCACGACAGGCAGGTTCTTCATCGCGGCTAAGAAGACAGGCTTCCACTCTCCGCTCCCTTGCGCCTTACTTCCCTTCGGACGACCGCGCTTTCGTTTGGTTGTGCCTTCACTTGTTCCGTTCATTCTTAAGCTCCAGTCCGTGTAGTGGCTCAGGATTTCACTTGAAGTGATCGAAAAGCGCAACTACAGCAAATAGATTGCTACCATAAAAGTCTGCAGTTTTTAACTGTTTTGAGAGTCCACGCATAAAAGTCCTTTGTTTCTGGCGATCCAGAGTCGGGCTAACCTGCAGGCATTCACCTGCAGCTTTCGTAGCATAAAAGTCCTGCAAAAACGCACAAACGCTATATGCGCCGTTTTAAGGCTGTTCAATACTCTCACGACCATTTGCATTACCTCGACCACGCTCGTCGTTTTTAAAGGGTTGCCAGCGCCTCCTATAGAGCGTCCAGCCTCTCACTTTGCTCACTCTTACAAACATGGCCCGTTATTAACTCATGTTCGGCCTTGACCTTTTAATTGGATGGGTGACCAAAACTCGTAACCCCTTAACTATTATTTGAGTGTGTACTGCTCTGAACATTAAATTGTAGTAGGAGCCAAAAAAGACTTCTTAAGCTCGTACTGCTCTCAACGTTAAATTATGTGAGGAGCCTCAAGCTGCCGTCCCTTAGGAGTAAGGCAGGAGTGAAGCATTCACTCTTCCCTTCACTCTTTCCTTAATCGCAAACCGAGACTCCTGTCGCGCCTTGTTACACAGTAAGAAGTGAACAGGTACTGCTCTGAACGTTAACTGCTCTGAACGTTAAATTAGTTAACTGCTCTCAACGTTAAATTAATCTCAAGACTAAGAACTTGTCGCTCCTCCGTAAGGTGCTCTGTAGTGAACGGGTTCGCCTCGTAAAGATGTAAGGCGTGTCGCAACCGTCTCACCAATAAGGCGTTGAAGGCTGTCTGCTCTGAACGTTAAATAGTTAAAACGACCAACTGCTCTGGATGTTAAATGCCTTTCGGGTCGTACTGCTCTGGATGTTAAATTTAAACCGTCCCTTTTTTTGCTGTCACCATTTAAAGACCTGCGTTTCATTTCTCACCTCTCGGTTATCCGTAACTCGTTAACACCGCGCATCTTATCGTCCAAGTCCATCCCGTACCCCACGACGAACCCATCGCGTAGTAAATAGCCAAAGTAATCAGGTGTTGTAGATAAACTGCCACGAGTGTCTCTAGAAATCAAACTTAATACTTTTAATGACGATGGGTGGTGTTGTTGGAGCCGTTCCTTTACGTGTCTAATGGTTCGTCCGGTGTCCACAATGTCGTCTACCAGCAGCACGTGCTGGTTGGTAATAGAGACACTGAGGTCGAGGTAGGTCGTAAGAGTGTCTCGTGGCTGTGTGCCTGTATAGCTTCGCGCTTGAATGAAGTCGACAACGGGGTCGATGTGATGTGTATAGAGCGCTCGTATCAGGTCGGCCATAAGGATAAAACTCCCGTTCAGGATACCGACAACAACGAGGTTCTGTCCTTCGTAGTCTTGAGAGAGTTCGAAGGCGAGTTCGGCAATACGCCTTTCGAGTAATGGGGCGCTGACAAAGCGTTGCATTAGGTGCTTGAGAGTTGGAGGAACTCCATACGCGTTTCGTGGCTCTCTTTAAAGCGTCCACGCATAACTGAGGACACCATTGTGCCATCCGACTTGATGCCTCGCATCGCCATACACGTATGGACACCTCTCGCGATAACGGCCACGCTGTCCGTCTTACTAATATCGGAAATGTCCGTTGCGATGTCACTTACAAGGCGCTCCTGAAGTTGAAGCTTATGGGCGTGCTTATGACAGATGCGAGGGATTTTAGAAAGGCCAATAACTTCTTTCTGGGCGATATAGCCAACCGATACGTCGCACCAGAACGGAAGAAGGTGATGTTCGCACAACGACCACACGCGCATTCCTGTAACGATGACCATTTGGTCAATACTGACGCTGTCGAACGTCGTTTCGAGTTTGCCGGCCTCGTAATTTATAAACTCCTGCCAATAGCGAGCAAATCGATCGGGTGTTTCTCGTAACCCCTCTCTCGTCGGGTCTTCCCCAATCTCAACTAACAGTTGTCGACCGAGTTCCCTTAACCGGTTAAACTCCGCGCTGATTTCCGTAGATCGTGACATGTAATCTCGTGGTGATTCGATAGTTCCGCTTTATAGCCTCGTCAGCAATTTCAGATAAGCGTTCGTGAATTTGGTCAGCGTCAACTCCCTCCGGCATTACGTAAACGGGAGACAAGTCGTGTTTATTAACCAACTCATCAATCTCGTTAAAGTCTTTTGGTTGCTCTACTACAAATTTGAACGCCTTTGATGGCGCTTCGTTTAATCGGTCTAATACGTCAGGTCGATATCGTGCGGCGATTGCGTTGTTACTATTTGATAACTTGGGACTCACATTGTAGTGGTCCACAAACGTTAATGATGGCGGTAATACCGTTCCTGCCGTTTCGATTTCCGTAGTCCAACCCTCTCGTCGCAGCCATTCGCATAACGTGTTTAACGCCTTCCCTTGAAGCATCGGCTCACCGCCGCTAATGACGAGATGCGTGATTGGTTGACGGTGTGTTCGGGAGAGCCGTCGTAATTCGGCCATGACAGACCACATGGTTCGTATAGAAACCTCTTTAGACTTGTCATAGCTATTCCAGTCCCACGTATAAGGCGTATCGCACCACGAACACGCCAAGTTGCATCCCGCCAGACGTAAAAAGAGACAGGGTCGACCGATAGATGGGCCTTCGCCTTGGAACGTCGGGCCGAAGATTTCACTAATGGCTAATCTCGGTTCTTCGCCCATGTATTTTCCGTTTCTCGTACCCGAACAGATTTTACCAACGGCGTAACAGCACGTGCCGCCTGAAAGATTTCATCCGCAATGTTTTCAGCCGACGCTGAACGTCCCAATACGTAAACGCGAGCATCGTAATTGTCGAGATCGTCTTTTCGCGAATTTAAAATATCGATACACGCCTCTTTCACAATCGTGGCCTCGGATTCGTTAAAACAGATATGGGCATGGTCGAAATTTACTTGGATCCAGTCATCAATTTCAGACATGTCTCCGTAATCGAACACGAAACCCGTTTTTGAATTAACCGGTCCCTCAATAACGACCTCGACCTCGTAGTTATGGCCGTGCATGTTCATACACTTATGACTTCCACGTAATCCTGTCAGCATGTGGCTTGCTGAAAAGTGAAATGTTTTTGCGATAGTCGAATCCATTACACCCCCGCTAAAAAGTCGGCACAAATTAATTCAAGACAACGACCTTCTGAAATGTCTTTATCTTCCTCGCGAATCTTGGCGCATGCGCGATTGAAAGTAACACGCTGTTCTTCCGTTAGTTTGACGGGAGGCGCTTTTCGTAAGGACGTTCCGTCGCCTTCAGGCTCCCCATATTGTTGTTCCCAATTCACATCGGCCAGATTCACGAAGTGATTAAGTTGGTCATGGTGAAACGGTAAGGTCTCAGCAAGGTCAGCTAACGAGTCGTCAGTAAAATCGTCTCCTCCGGCAATATCACGAACCAGTTTTGCCAGCGCCGGATAACTCGCATCAAATCCCGTTTCGTTAACTTCGATCGCCAAACGTTGCGCGGCCTTCAGGTCAATGTCGCCAAGGTGAAAGCACATAACCTCCTTAATGCCGAGTTGCTGGAACGCGACAAGGCGGTGATTCCCATTAACGACTTCAAAAACCTCGTGTCGATCACTACCAAGATATTCAGGCATATTGCGAACCAAAATACTTTCGACTTGTCCGTTTCGCTTTATATTGGCGACCAACTTTGTCGTCATGTCGTCATCGTCAACCTTGTAATTCCAGTCGGCGTGTATCAGCTTATCGACAGCCGTATTCTTCCAAGGCGTTTCTACTTTTCGTGCCATGTCACTCCTCGCTTATCCCATAACTCTGTCACATAGACCCGAAGGCCGTTTAATGCTTCAAGGTTTGCCAGTTGACGTTCTAAATAAGGCCGCTCTCCGTTCGGGCCTCCCATAATGCCACCATCAAAAGTCTTCTTAGCGTCTTCCTCCCAGTCGCGTATGGAGATGCGCCCGTTACGAAAACGAATAATGTCTCCAAAGGCCGCACACTTTAAAACGTTAGTCGAGTCGCAACTGTAAAACGGATACCGCTCGATCGCCCATTGTGCTTGAATTCCAAAACCATGAACCCGTCGCGGCCAGTGTTTCTTGATCCAATAAAAGCACCCATCAAGCCACGGCTGTAAGACGCCTCGCGTTGACCCCTCGCTTGCGACACCTCCAAGCGCGAACCTCTCGTAACGTTCCGCAATACGTTGTAACTCTTTCCATCCTGACCCCCTATGAAACGTTGGGATCGGTTTAAAGCCTCGCACTTCCATCTCCTCCGTATTACAACGACTCAACATGGGGTCTCCAATAACGTCGAGAGCCGCGTATTCCGACACCTTGGGATACTTCGTTAAGAACTCACAATACTTAGTTAACGAAACTGGCTTTCCTTGTGTGTGAGCGCTAAACGCTCCGCTATCGATAAAGACCTGCGCGTTGTCCGGCGCATCGTCTAACCAGAACTGTTGGTGCTGGTCCGGTATAGCTCCGTACGCTAACAGTCGAGAACGGAGTCCGTGTTTAAACAGAACATCGTTCGACCCATCATCTAATCCGTGTGTGCCAGCGTGATAAAACAACATCAACTTAACGTGTCCCAGTCGATACCTCTAACGCGCCATAACTCCGTAAGGTGTTTCTCGAACGCCACCAACGCGATAGCGTTTAAGCGTTCTCGTTCTATATAGGCCGACTGTTCGACCGTATCGACAATAGACGAGGTAACTTTTTCGGCAGCGTATTCTTTCCAGTGTGTGCCAAAGTATTTTCCGTTCTCGAATCGATTAATGCCTCCAAAGGACGCGGACATCACAACAGATGACGAGTCAGAACTGTAAAACGGATAGCGCTCTAAGGCCCACTGTGCCTGTATGCCGAAGCCGTGAATGCGGCGAGGCCAATACCCCTTAATGATCGACAAACAGCCGTCTAACCACGGCTGTATCGATTCACGTCTGGTTGTCTCGCTTGCCACGCCACCAAGAGCGAAATGGTCATACCGCTCGCACATACGGTGCAGGTCGGTCCATTTGGATCCACGATGGAACGTTGGGAGCGGAGAGAGGCCACACGACTCCATGTAATCGGTATTCGCTTGTGACGAGTCCGCATCTCCAATAACGTCAAGGGACGCATAAACATCGAGATGCTTTTTATACGTATGGATGCATTTAATGTAAGTGTCGAGATCGATAGTTATGTTTTGCGTTAACGCGGAGAACGCTCCGCTATCTAAAAAAACAGAGGAGTCATCTGGCGGCCCACCTGTTTCTGGTCGTTCGCTAACCCACCACCGGAACGGACTGCCTCGCTTAAACGCAAAGCTGACTAGTCGATTACGAAGACCCACCCCTACCATGAGAGGTTCAAGGTGCGTGGCACTTTCGCCAGCCGTATACAGCCTCAAGCTAACGACCCTGTAATTGTGATGACCGAGAGCGGCGAGAAAGAACGGGTCCGGTTGGCGCGTTAGTCGCTAACGCTTCAAACTTACGTTCCATCCGTCTAACTTTCCACATCATGGTCTTGGCGCGAACAGTAGTGCTTGGCCACTCACCAGTCTCCTCGTGCAGCTTAAATTTATTCTCTCGACTGTACCGACACTTCTTCGGATCGATCTCATCAACAACAAACAACTCTTCAATCGTGCCTCGACTCCCCTTCGGCGGATAAGCCAACGTATCGTCGTCATACGGAAAAATTGTTCCGCATAGCGGTCGAGAGCGCTTTGGTTGGTCCCAACTATTTGTGGCGCACACAATAGGAGCCGCAACGTCGAACTCAGCCGCACTCTGTAACCGTCTAAGCCATCCACCGTCGTCGCCGTAACCAAAACCGGTCACACACGCTCGGCCTTGGTCGTCTTTTCCTTTCGTCGGATACCCTGCGATGCCAAACTTGATCATGCTTAACACGAAGTCGGCATCGGCTTTCGCTAACGCATGCCAAATAAAATTACTCCACACCTCCCAACAAAACAGAATCGTCACCTCCGCGCCTTTCACGTAAGCCGACCTCGCTCGTTTCTTGAAAATCGTTTCAGGAGAGATAGCGATTTCGCTCTTGGCGTCGATGTGGTCGTAAGCTGGGAGCATCATTTTGTCGAACGTTCCTGTAACACCTCTCGTGGGGTCGACAACAAAGATGCGCTCGCGGCGTTCCTGTAATAACGGGTCATCAATAACCGCGCCAAACGCAATACCGCAGTCATAACTCTTCGCCAGTTCGTGGATCGGATTAACAACGTCTTCCGCTTTATAACTTAAAGGCTCGCCAGTTTTAAAAAACATCTGCTGGACCCCGCCAAAGTATTCTTGCGGCGTTACAAATAAATCTGGCTTGTGAGTTTTAAGAGCCGCGTCAAGCCAATCAAGTTTGTCAGTAAACGAATACGACTGACGGGGAACGCAACTAACCACCTTCATAATCTGAACCTCTCTCGTGAGAGCGAAACACTTCGCTCTCTAAGTTATGTGCAGCACGTTTAATAGTGGCGGCAATGTTCTCTCTAACGTATTCGTCCATCGCGAGGTTTACGTTATTGGCATCCCGGTGAACTAAGACAGGGTGCTGGCTATCGTAAATACAAGCCGTTAAGAATCTATCGTCAAGAGGCGTGTCTGGTGTATCGGTGTCGGCTTCGAAACGGAAGTGTTGAGGACACCCAACAAGTTTAATTCCCGTTCCGTCGATAGCGTCGAGAAGGCGTTCTCGTAAGTCGACGCCGACCTGTCGCAATTGACCACACACATCTTGCGTCTGGTGTAGTTGTAAGACAGCACCCGCCGCTGCGAGGCCAAGTGTCTCTCCACCAAACGTACTGCTGACTCGATATTCGGTTTGTTGCATGAGGTCTTTCTTGCCAACCACACACGCCACCGGAACTCCATTTCCTAATGCCTTAGAAAAGACCGCGAGGTCCGCAGGAACGCCTGAGCTTTGCTGAAGTCCGCCCGACTCAAAACGGAACGCGTGAACAACGTCGTCAAAAATCAACAACGTGCCCGTCTCGTCGCACGCCTTTCTAATTGATGACAACCATCGCTTGTACTTGGCATCAACTTCGGTCCATCGCGGCGACTCGATACAGTAGGCCGCCAAGGTTTCTAATAAACGTCTTTCTGGTAATGTCGACTCCGGAATAGGCGTACAGATATCACGCGTCCACGTATGCCAACCGTGATAACTACCAACACGAACACCAACACGCGCCCGACCTGTCGCTTGCAACGCAATCGCGACCGCCGCGCTCATCCCTTCGCTTCCAGTACGTACCCACCTGACCATTCTGTCGTTATACGGAACAACGTTGAGCATTTGCTCAGATACAGAAACCTCAAGCTCGGCCGGTAGACTCATCGTGCCGCCTTTACCGAGTTGACTAAGGACAGCCTCAAGAACGCGAGGATGGTTTGCGCCTAACGGACATGTCGCGTTAGCTCCAGCAAGGTCGATAGCTCGATCTGTTTTTGAGAAATAGATATACGCGCCTGCGGCTTCGACTGCGAAGGCCGGATAGTCAATAGTGCCAACCTTCCCGTGGCGGCGACTACTTGTTTGAGAGCCTCCGGGTGTTAATGCTTTCGCTTTATCTAAAAACGTTGGCACGTTATGGTCGCCGGCGACGAGGTGTTTAGTGAAATGATCTTCCCACGGCATTACTCGATCACCTCGTCTCCAAATTCAACAACACGCTTTAGGTCTTGCGGTTCGTCAACGGAGAGCTTCATCTTACTTACCTCATCCCACGGGCGAGTCACAACGCCACAGCGTCCGTGTTCCAAGCGTTGCATCCACGTCGTTACGTGTTCGTGGTCGTCGGATTGTTGGGTCGATCTGGCATACCGAGTTTGTTTTAGTAAATTGAAACTGAAAACCTCCGTGTCCGTCCCGTCGGGCCAACCAGATATTCGCGTATCGTTTGACCAATACTGTCGTCGTTGTTTGTCGTACAGAAACGACTTGAGAACTAACGCGCCAGCAACGGGCGACCATAACGGGCAGTCGCCAGTAACACGCATCACAACGTCGGCTCGGTTGACCGCAGCCGCCATCCACATCCGTATCAACACGTCGTCCTGCGGCCCAAGAACAATATGCTCCATACCGCCTTTACGTAAGACGTCAATCAGTTCGTGGTCGCCGTATGGAACTGCCGCGACCACTCGGTCGACGCGCTCAACACGCTTAACGCGGTCACACACATGCAACACTAACGGCTTCCCTCTAAGCTTCTCCAACGCCTTCCCGTGAAAGCGCTTACTCCCAAGGCGAGCCTGAATGACAGCGACTACATTCTTTCGAGGCACAACTAATTAACCTGACCAGATGCGTTCTCGATTACCTCAGTCTCGTGTCCCCATCCGCTTTTAAAAAAGCCGACACCGTCGTCGCTAATCCATCCAAGCTCGTAGTCGTGAACGTTTAACGAGGACAGGTCTTGCATGACCTCCCACTGTAGACGGTGTTGCGTGTTCTTAACGAGCGACGGACCGCTCGCATAGTAGGCTCTGTTCTTATAGGTGATGACATATGCGGCCGACAGGGTGGAGAGCGACTGACTTGAACAGTCCGACGAACCAGAGCCGCCTCGCGCTGAGGTCACCATAACCGACGCAGGGTTGCTCTTATCGTGCTCCCCGTAAACACAATAGACGTGTGCAAGCTTACGTCGGAACCAATCGTGTTGATGGTCGTAAGTGTTATTGGAGCGAGGACGAGTCGCGCATTGTTGATGGCACGTCTTGTAGTCGTCCCACATATCCTTACGAACAATTTGGTGTCGAACTTTCGATTGGTTAATTAACGACCGATAACTCTTTCTCACGCCTCTCCATCGTTCTTTCTCGCCAACGTTTAACGGTACGACAGACGTCAGCCATCGCGATAAATACACCCACCGCTCTGTCGACAAGCTAAGGAGTGGACCAGTAATAACCTCTCCTCTACCCCTATTCCATCTCCAGTTCGCAATGTAGTTCGTTAAGCGGGAACGGATGGCGTCTATAACCTCACACGTAGCTTCAGGAGAAGACGCTAACGGACCAATACACGCATCGTCGCCCATACGAATTTCAATACCACACGTGATAGCTGGACAGATGCCGACGACTGCTCCGTCCCTAAGTACAGCAAACGACTTATCGATCGAGTGCTTCGTATAGTCGAGCGAATAGTTCAACCATTCTTCCCGATGCCAAAACCACGCTTGTGGATGCGCGTCGACGTAATCGTTCCACGCTGTGGATGGGAGTTTACGGCGCTCGATAACTTCGTAACCTAAAGCCATCGCATCTCCACGTAGTCTCGCTCCGGGTCGTCTTCGTAAACGCGAAATCCGGACGATGTAAACGCCTTAAGCGAGGCCACGTTTCCTCTGACGATACGTGCGACCGGCACCATCTTCATCTGTCGAATCTTGTCGGCCAGTAGAACAATAAGCTGCCGACCAAGACCTTGACCGCGCTTGTCCGGCGCAATCACAACGCTAATCATTCCCAAGCCGTCGTCCGTTAGTAAGATGCGACCGCTCCCGTACGGGTCGTCATTACTGTCTTCAACTATCCAGATGGTCTCGTTGTGCGTTAGTACTAATCTTTGTGTCAACCAGTCGACATGTTCGTCCCAGTCGAGAGGCTTTGTGTTTAAAGACTTAAGGCGAACTTCTGTATCGTTCCTCCAGTCGTATAGCAGTCGCACGTCTTCAATTGCTGCGCGGCGAAGTGTCACACTCGATACCTCTTCATCAATTTCTCGCATGGTATCTCTCCTTTCCGACCGCTACCTATAGCGAACTCCGCGTTTCGTATTAGTTCAACGTACTCATCAAATTGTTCTGGTGTCATCGCGTGAGGCGCGTCTGGATTACTAACGTCTGTATCATCTAGTCGCATGTGCGCCTCGATAAACTTTGCGCCACATGACACCGCGAGCGCTCCTGTAAACGTAAAGGATGGATCTGAATGATCTGAAAACCCGGTGATCTGTTTGTACTTAGACAGCACGCTGAGATTTAATTGACTAAGCGGAGTCGGATACGAACTAACACAATGCATCAACACGATCTCTTGAGCGTTAATAGCAATCCTGAATCGGTCGACAAGAATTCTGTATTCCGTATCTCCACACATACCAGTTGACACGAGCATTCTTTGTGGAGGTCTCATGGTTCTTGCTGTCGCGTTGAGAAGGTCGTAGTCGTTAGCTTCGAAGCTCGACACCTTAAAGTTCGACACGTATGGCGCGACAGTTAAGACGTCCTCTTTTAGATATACCGAACACATGTAATCGACGCCAGCAGACACACACGCGCTCTGCAAGTCGCCGTGCCACTCACGAGGCCATTCGCAATACTTTCGATACAGTTCTTGGTACCCGTCTTCAGTTGCGTGTCGGCGTTCCGCTACCTTTAACGCGTTGCTCATGTATTGAAACTTAACAGCGTTCGCCCCACTCGACGCGGCCTCGTTAACTTGTCGAATCATCTTCGCGAGGTCCCCGTCGCCACACGCGCCAGCTTCGGCAATCACATAAACCATCACATCACAAACCCATCAAAGCTTGTGTTCTTCACCACCATCGTTCCTATCCGGTCAACAAGTAACGTGGTGCGGAGTGCGTCAGTCAACGGACAGGTTAAGTCTTCCGG